GTGCTTGGAATCTCTCTCCCCGCGAGAGCCAAAACTGTTTAGAAAAAAATAAATAACTTTTATGAAAACTCTAAATAGCAGGAAATACAACGCGAATTACAAGAAAATAAGGGAAGTTGTTTTGGCTCAAAAGCCGAAATGTTTTTACTGTAAAAAGGCTGTCGCAACCACGCTAGACCATGAACCACCCATTGATTCCTTTCCGTCACCGGAACTTTGGGTGGGTTCATTGCGGCCATCATGTGCGACTTGTAACTATTCAAGGGGGGCTAAATATGGAAATGCAAAACGCAAAGCAATTAAAAATAGTCGCAAGTGGTAAGCCTAAAAAGAAGTTAGGCCGACACACTACTGCAATGGTTAAAGCCATTACAGGCCGTAATGACATAGATACGGTTAAGCGCGAAATGCTGTTAGGCCTGGCACGCGCCTGGGATCGTATTGAAGAATCCGGTAAAGGTGGGCATACCATCCCATCTATATCTAAAGAGTTACGCGAAATATGGGATTCATGTGCATTACCTGATGAGGATGATTTGTTTGAATAAAATCTTATGTAAGCCTAGATGGGCATCATTAAGAGATGAAGCATGGGATACAGAAGGTGACAAATTAGCCCAGGTTGCAAGATTGTTAGGTTTTGATTTATTTGATTGGCAACGCTATGTAGCAGATGTAGGTTTAGAAAAAGATGAAACCGGTTTGTATAAATACCGTACAGTGGCCGCCCAGGTAGGCAGGCAAAATGGAAAGTCAAAATTAATTGAAACGCGCATTGCTTATGAATTATTGCAACCTAAAAGACATGTTGCCTATACTGCCCAGGATCGTAATATGGCTAAAGGTAAATGGGAAGAACATTTATTAAGTTTTCAGTTATCGCCTAAATTTGCAAAACGCATTGCTAGGGTGTCCAGGGTAAATGGCAGTGAGAAGATTTACATGCGCAATGGATCAACTTATGGAATTGTTACACCTAACGATAAAGGCGCACGCGGTTTAAGTTTGAACCTAATGGTTATTGATGAAGCACTTACGCACCCACTATCACTAATCGCTAACTTACAACCAACCCTGGCAACAAAGCGCAATGGGCAGTTGTGGATTTTGTCTAACGCAGGCAGGCCTAATCAATCTGAGTTATTAGAGCATTACAGAGAGATGGGTCATAGAGAAATTGCCGAACCACAAAACAAACTTGCATGGTTTGAATGGTGTCCGGCAACAGATGATTTTGATTACCTAGATGAAGAAGTTTGGTATCAGGCAATTCCATCATTGCATGAAGAAAAAGGTGTTTTGCTAGATGCCGTTAGAGAAGCGGCGGCAACTAATAGCCCTGAGATATTTACAAAGGAATGGTTAAATGTTTGGCCATCTAGGGATGCCGTACAAGTTATCAATACCGAACTTTGGGATTCATTGGCTAGAACCGATATTACAATTGGCAATCAAATAGTGTTTGGCGTTGATATATCGCGTGAGCGTGATCGGGCTTCAATTGGCGCATCCGGGCTTGTAAGAGATTACACGCCCTTAGAGTTAATAGAATCTAAAGAAGGCACATCATGGGTATTGCCACGCTTAGTTGAATTATGTAAAAGATATAACACTAAGGTAGTCATTGATACAGGATCACCTGCCGCATCTTTAATTGTTGAATTAGAAAAGCAAAACATTGGGGTAATGTCTATCCACCTACGCGATTACGCTAGAGCGTGCGGTTCATTTTATGATGCGGTACAAGCAAAAACTATAAGCCACTTAGATGATCCTAATTTAAGATCAGCCATATTAGGTTCAACCAAAAGGCCGTTAGGTGATTCCTGGGCATGGAATCGCCAAAGCACAACTAACATAACACCACTTGTAGCCGTTACACTGGCACGGTATGGAGTGGTAACAAAAATAGAAGATCAGCCGGTTGCAAGGAGTAAAATCTACTAATGAAATACTTACCATCCGCTTTACAGGTTGCAGGTTCTTTTCTTATAGTTGCAGGTGTCGCAACATTTTACCCGATAGTGGCAGTAATATTATCAGGTGTGTTTTTAGTTTTATTTGGTATTGCTTTGGAAAACAGAGGTAAATAATGCTAGGCCGATTGCTCAAAAGACAAATACAGCCATCAATGGTTTATACCTCACAAGGGTATATTGATTCTTTAGGTCGCGTTGGCCGATTCTTTGAAGGTAACTGGGCAGGTACTTATGTAGATCAAAATACCGCGTTGGGAATACCTGCCATTTATCGCGGTATAACTTTAATTAGTGATGCGATTGGTGCGTTGCCACTTTGTGCATATCGCAATAAGCGCAAGGTAGTACCAACACCACAAATATTAATGCGCCCAGTACCTAATGAAACAAGGATGGAAACAATTAGCGCAATGGCCGCCGCTTTAATTGTTCACGGTAACTACATTGCAGTGTTAGGTGAACCGGGTGCTAATGGATTACCTGATTCAATTTATCCTGTGTCACCGGATCGCGTAGAAGTATCCAAATCAAATGGGCGCATAACTTACAAGATTGATGAAAAATCTTATGATCAATCAGAGATCATGCACATTAAGAATTTTACAATGCCGGGTGATTTAGTTGGTAAAGGTATTCTTGCCGTAGCCAAACAAGCATTAGGTAAAGAGATTGCTATCAATGAGTACGCATCAAGATACTTTGATGGTGGCGTGAATCCTACCGCCGTTATTAAATCTGCTAATCCTGATCTAACTCAGGAAGAAGCGGATGCACTCAAAAACGCTTGGATGGCAATGTATTCATCACGCAATAGATCACCTGTTGTAATGAACTCAACAACAGATTTTGAAGTATTAAGTAGCAATGCGGCAGAATCACAATTAGTAGAAGCACAAACAGCCGGGCTTACAGAAGCGGCAAATATTTTAGGATTGCCACCATACTTTTTAGGTTCACCTAATTCCAGCCGCACTTATTCAAATGTTGAACAAGAAAATTTACAATTGGTTAAATGGTCAATTCAACCAATAGCCGAAAGAATAGAAGCGGCATTTTCTGATCTACTTGTTCGCGGTCAAATAGCCGCATTTGAATATGAATCATTATTAAAAACAGATACGGCAAGTAGATATGATGCGTATGCAGTTGCATTATCTAATGGCTTTTTAACTGTTGATGAAGTAAGAGATTATGAAAACCTTGATCCTATGGATCACGAAGAAGAAGATATAAACCCTGAAGTTGAAACTTCATTACAAGATGATGTTGAGGATACAGTAGAGGATAACAACTATGCCTGATGAAAAAATGGAAAATAGAAATTACTCAGTTAATTTAGAGTTGCGTGCCAATAGTGATGGCCGTACCATTTTTGGTATTGCCGTGCCTTACAACAAAGAACAGCGCATAACTAGCACTATGGTTGAAGTTTTTAGAAAAGGTGTTTTCTCAGAAGTTATTAAAGCACCGCACCGAGTCAAACTTCTTAGGGGTCATGGTGAGAATAATGTGTTAGGCCGTGCCACATTGCTAAAGGAAACAGATGATGGCCTTTATGCTGAGTTCAAAATCTCAAAAACGCGTGAAGGTGATGAAGCGTTGGAATTAGTTAAAGATGGTGCATTAGATCAATTATCAGTTGGATTTATGCCAATTAAAAACAAGAAAAGGCCGGATGGGGTAATGGAAAGACTTAAAGCCCATTTAGCAGAAGTGTCACTTGTTACCTTTGGTGCTTATGGCGAATTAGCCGCTATTACAGGCATGCGTGAAGGCCAACCACAATTAACACCTAGACTAGATGAAGCAAGGAAGATATTAAATGCCATACAGCGTAGTAAGTAACCATCCTGATTGTGAAGGGTATGCAGTTGTAAAAGATGCAACCAATGAAGTATTGGGTTGCCATAAAACACAGGCTCAGGCAGAAGATCAATTAACTGCAATAAACATTTCAGAGTATGGCGAAAGCCGCACTGAAAACCTTGAATCGGTAGAAGATAAAAGTAGATTTAACACGGCAGTACAAATACTAAAACAACTAAAAAAAGAGATATAATAATAACAAGTCGTAGAACACCTAACCCCGCTTGCCGGCGCGTTACACCTTCTCACTACAAAAACTACTAATAGGAGAACTATGTCAAATACATTTCTTGCTTCTCTACGCGAGAAGCGCGAATCAAAGACATCACTCATTCAATCAACTTTAGATCGCGCCGCAGAAGAAGCACGCGACCTATCTGAAATTGAGTTGGCTAATGTTGAAGCCCTCAATTTAGAAATCAAAAAGTTAGATGAAAGAATTGAGCAAATGTCAGATATTGAAATTCGCAATCAAAAGGCGGCTGATTTAGCGGCTAAGGTTGATGCGAATGTTGAGCCAAAGAAGGAAGTTCGCGCAGGTGGCTTCAGTGTTACACGCGAGGAACTAACTTACTCAGAGCGCACCGCAGATAAATTCTTAGGTGATGCACTAAAAGCACAATTTGCAAATGACTATGAAGCATCAGAGCGTATTCAACGCCACCAAAAAGAGATGGCAATTGAAAAGCGTGCATCAGATTCAGGCAATTTTGCAGGCCTTGTAGTACCTCAGTATTTAGTTGATCTTTATGCAAAATTAGCACGCGCCGGTAGGCCGTTCGCTGATGCCGCACGCAAGCATCCACTACCTACACAGGGCATGTCAGTAGTCATATCTCGTATCACAACTGGTACAAATGTGGCTTACCAAACATCAGAAAACACTGCCGCAGTAAGCACTGATCCTGATGACACAACACTCACAGTAAATGTGAACACAATTGCTGGACAAAACAGCATTTCAAAGCAAGCATTACTACGCGGATACAACATTGAAAACATTGTATTAGCAGACTTGTTACGCGCTTATCACACAAAACTTGATGATGCCCTTATCAATGGATCAGGATCAAATGGACAACCATTAGGTCTAAAGAGCATGACAACAGGAATCTTGGTAACTTACACAGCGACCACAGGTACAGTTGCCGGCCTTTATCCAAAAATTGCAGATTCAATCCAACAGATTCAATCAACAATTTATGCTAATCCAAATGCAATCATCATGCACCCACGCCGCTTAGGATTCCTATTGGCTGGAGTAGATGGTTCAAATCGCCCACTTGTAGTACCAAACGCTTACAATCCAATGAACGCAATTGGAACAGGCAATGGAACACCACAATACGGCAATAGCGGTTATTCAATTCTTGGATTGCCAATTATTACTGATGCGAATGTTGCAACAAATATTGGCGCAAGCACAAATCAAGATACAATCTTTGTGGTTGATCTTAATGAGTGTCATCTTTGGGAAGAAGCCGGTTCACCAACTTATGTTAAGTTTGAAGAGCCAAACGGCAAGGTTGCAATCAACATTGTTATGTTTGGAATGTCAGCCTTCACAAGTTTGAGATACCCAGGCGCAATTGCGCAAATTAATGGAACTGGTTTGGCTTCACCTAGTTTCTAGGCTAAATAAGTTTCCAGGCCGCTACCCTTCCAGTGGCCTGGATTCTAACTATGATTGGTATTTAGAGAATGGAGTTTGTCTAATGTCCCAGGGCGATTCAGGATTTGGATACCAATCATGGCTATAGTAAATGGATATGCAACATTAACTCAGATTAAGGCTTACATGTCTATATCAGATAATACTGATAATGACTTGTTAGAAGATTTAGTTGAATCAGCATCTAGGTCAATTGATCGGATTGCTAACCGTAGATTTTATTTAGATTCCACTGCATCAGCCCGGCTTTACCGTGCCTACTCTAATATTTTTGTTTTTGTAGATGACATTGGAACTACAAGTAGTTTAGTTGTAGCAATGGATGAAGATGGCAACGGTACATATTCTAAAACATTAACATTAAACACAGATTATATTTTAGACCCATTAACATCACAATCTTTGAATAGGCCTTTTACCCAATTAACAATGGTATCTAATACTGAATCATGGCCAATATTCCCAGGCATTACATCAAATGGATTACGCCCAGGTGTACAGGTAACTGCAAGATGGGGTTGGCCTTCAGTGCCGGATGATATAAATATGGCCTGTTTAATATTAACTGCCGACCTATACAAGCGTAAAGATGCCCCAGGTGGAATCTTAGGCTTAGGCGATCTAGGCGTTGTAAGAATGTCACCTATTGGTAGAGATGTAACCGCAATGGTTAGAGCCTACAAAAAAGAAGTTATTGCATGAATCCCAGTACAGTTAGAGATAATCTAAAAACTGCACTGCAAACAATTAGCGGTATGCGTGTATTTGATTATGTCCCTGATTCTACAAACATACCAACAAATAACGCTTTTGCGATAGTTGGCCAATTATCTATGAATTATGATTACACATTAAATAGAGGATTTGATTCTGCATCATGTCAGATCATTGTTGTAGTCGGTAGAATGAGTGAAAGAAATGGGCAGGAAAGATTGGATGGGCTACTTGCTTCATCCGGTTCAACTTCAATTAAAGCCGCCGTTGAAGTTGATAAAACTTTAGGTGGTGCTGTACAAACACTCAGGGTTGTGTCTGCAAGCCCTGGAACAATAACATCCGCTAATATTGACTACTTAAGTTATCAATATTCAGTAGAGTTGATAGGTTAATACGAAAGGAAAAATATGGCCATATTTATGGGTAATAAAGTTGCCGTGATTGTTGGTACAACTACTATCACTAGTTTTGTCAGCACCGTCAGCCTTGCAAGAGAAATTGATCAGGTAGAAATCACCGCCATGAATGATACGATAAATAACATGATAGGTGGGATTGAACGCCCGACACTAAATCTGGAACTTTACAATGATTTTGCATCATCATCAGTAAACTCATTGTTTGAAGATGCACTAGGTACAAAACTTAATATTAAGTTGATACCAGTATCAGGTACAGTAACTGCTACCAATCCAAGTTACACAATGTCATGCTTAATTTCATCATGGACACCTATTAACGGTGCTGTGGATGCAGTTGCATCAGTTAGCGTTTCGCTTCCTGTAACGGCATTAACAAAATCAACAAGCGCGTAAAAAGAAAGGGTGGGACAATGCACAAGATTGAGATTGTTAAAAAGGATGGTAAAAAAGTAACTTATGATCTTACGCCATCTGCTAAGGTGGCTTTTGAAGCCGAATTTAAGACCGGTTGGCGTAAGAGATTAAGTGAACTACAAATGGAATCTGATTTGTGGTGGTTCGCTTGGCGTTTAGAAAAAGATGCCGGCAAAACCGATTTAGCCTTTGGTGATGATTACATCAATCAATATTCAGATGTTGATTTGGTTTATGACTCAAAAAATGGATAGACCGTCACGGCCAAATTTACGAAATCGCATCTGTGGCGGTAAGTACCGGGATTAGCCCTAAAGATTTATTAGAAGTTGATCCAGCGATTTATTCAGCAATAAAAGCCATCTTGCAAGAACGCTATTACAACAACAAGAAGGCAACAGTTAGGCGGAAATAATGCAACCTTTGTATGCAAGATTACCTGGCCGAACTAGATCATTGGCCGCAGTACCTTCTATCTATGTTGAAAATTTAGATGAACTTATGGCAACTATGAAAAAGATAGAACCCGATTTACACAAAGAATTTAGAAGAGAATTAACTAAGGCTGTAAAACCTGTTGCAAAATTGGCACAAGATTTTGTACCACATTCACCATTCCCAGGATGGCGTGATGTTGAGCCTTCATATCCGCCTGCATGGGGATGGGCTAATGATCAAGCACATAGGGGTAGAACTTATGGCGAAAATAAAAGAAGTCGTTGGAAATGGTCACAAACAGAAGTTGTGCGTGGCATAAGAGTAAGCGCGGCTAAAACTAAAGTTCAAAGAGTTAAAGGCACTACATTTTCTGTAACTGCATTAGCAGTGATTAATAAATCTGTACCAGGTATAATTTATGAGTTAGCAGGATTTGGTACATCAAAATCAAGAAGTAAAACTAGGCGTATTAGTCGTAACCCAAATGCTAGTGAATCTTTTATTGGCAAATTACAAGGTACTGCTAAAGCGCAAGAATACAAAGAAAAAAGATTGATTTATAGGGCATCAGAACAATTAGGTGGTCAAGTAAATGATAATCTATACGGAGTATTAAAAAAATATCTAGGCGAAAAATTTAGGGGTTAAACATGGCATTAAGTCAGTATGTTGCAATTAACTTCCTTACTAAGTTTGATAAAAAAGGCCTAGAGCGTGCCACAAAAGAATTAAAGGGTTTTGACAAAGTAGTTGCAACTGGCGCATTTAGATTAAAGGCATTTGCCAAAGTCGGTGGAATAGCCGCCGCCGCAGGCATGGCTATATTTGCAAAAAACTCTATTGAAGCCGCTTTAGCCCAGGAAAGATTAGATAAGCAATTACAATTGACTTTAAGAAGTATTGGGCAAGAGTTTGAATTGCCAGGTGTTAAAACATTTATAGCCGATTTACAACGCGCTACAAACATTACAGAAGATCAATTAGTACCAGCACTACGCCAATTGATTGCACAAACTGGAGATTTACAATCTTCGCAAGTTTTATTAAGCAAGGCATTAGACATATCAGCCGGTACAGGCGCAGATTTAAATAGTGTATTAAACGCTATAAATAAAGCCGCAATAGGTAGTTATGATTCAATTGGAAAATTAGGTATTGGCTTTACATCTACTGAAGCCAAATCAATGGGTTTTGTAAAATTAATGCAGAATTTAGATAAATATGCCGGATCAGCCGAAGCACAAACTAAAACATTTGCAGGTCAATTAGTATCATTCAAGAATAGCGCAGGTGAAGCCACTGAAACATTGGGCCAGGGATTTATTACCGCCGCATCATTGATAGCAACCGGATCAGATCAATTAGATGTGTTTGGCTATAAACTAGAAGAAGTTGCTACTCAATTTAGCGACATCATGGTTGGTACATCTAAATCTTTTGGTGATAAAGGATTAGGTGGATATTTAGATGTAGCAATTGTTTTACTACAAGGCTTAGTTGGTGAATCAGGTAAGTTGCAACAATTAGAAAAAGATGGAATTAAGTTAAGGCAAGAGCGCATATTAAAAGAAAAAGGTTTGTATGGCCTATCCGGTTCAGTTTTAAGCGAACTTGAAAATCAAAGAAAAACATCAAAAAAGCAATTGACCTATGCTGAAATGTTAAGAAAAATACAGGCTGATATTTTGCTTAGAGAGAAAAAATTAACATCCGAAAAAACAGCACAACAGGCATTAGACAAAAAGAAGAATGAATTAGCGGCTATGTTTGATATTGATAAGATCAATTTACAGGTTGCGCTTAGCCGTAAGTTATCCGGTGAGGATGAGTTGCGTGTAAAGATATTACAGAAGTTGGCGGATGGTACTAAAAATGCCGTTGATGAAGCGGCAAGGTACGCGGATGTATTAAAAGTTATTGAGGATGGTCAGATAACCACAGGTGAAGTTGAAATGTTGGCCAAAAAATGGGGTATTACCACTGCCGAAGTATTGATTTATTTAAGAGTATTATTTTCTGCTAATGATGAATTGCGCAAGATGTTAGCGTTGTTGGATGAAATGAATAAGAAGAAAACAACCCCTACTACCGGTGCTACTATGTTTGATCCAGGTTACTTCACAGACTTGGGAAATAAATTAGTTGGCACGGTAGGTTATGCCGGAATGTCAGCCGCAGAAATTACGGCTGAAAGATATAAGGAAAGTGGTGCGGCAAGGCGTGGCATACCACTTATGGCAGAAGGTGGAATTGTAACTAAACCTACGCTAGCAATGATTGGTGAAGCCGGATCAGAAGCGGTTATACCATTAGATAAAATGGGTAGCATGGGTACTATTGTTAATGTAAATGTAGCAGGATCAGTTATATCTGAAGGCCAATTACAATCTGTAATTCAGGATGCTTTGTATAACCTAAACAGATCAGGTGCAGTAACTCAATTAACTAATTTAGGAAGATAATGCCAGCCGCAATATTTAGAGCCGAGATAGATTTTGCCGGCGGTGCAAGTTTTGATCCGAGCCTTGTACTTGACGATCCTGCAACGCCATTAGATGTAGCGGTATTAGGTACAGCCGCCGCAGAGGTAATAGATATAACACAATTTGTAACTCAGTGTTATATTCGGCGTGCTTTTAATAGATCATCAGATTCCTTTACCGGTGGTACAGCACGCATTACATTTGTGGATGAAACAGGCGAATTTAATCCAGCCAATACCGGTTCTAGTTTATATGGCAAGATTAAACCTATGCGCAAGATTCGCTTTACGGCTGAGTATTTAGGCACAACATATAACTTAGGTTCTATGTACATACAAGAGTGGAACTACCAAAGCCCTACTGGATTTGATCCAGCGTATGTAACTTTATCTTGCGTAGATGGATTCCAATTACTTAATCTCACAACCGTTACATCTGTTAGCGGTGGTACTGCCGGGCAAACAACCGCACAAAGAATTACAAGTTTGTTGGATGCCGGGGAATGGCCAGGTGGTATGCGTGATATTTCAACTACTGCAACTACAACGGTACAGGCAGATACCGGATTATCAAGATCATTATTAGCGGCCTGCCAGGAAGTAGAAGCCACCGATCTAGGTTCTTTTTATATGGATCAACGCGGCTACGCAAAGTTCTTATCACGCACAGACATTATTGCCGCATCCGGTGGTACGGCAACAGCCTTTAGTGATGTGCCAGGATCAGGTGATGTTACCTATCAGGCAGTGGAATTTGATATTTCAGATTATCAAATGATCAATAAGGTAACTGTGACGCCAACTGGGTTAAGTGGTCAGACCGCAAGCGATTTGGCAAGCATTGATGATTATTTTCAGCATAGCCGGGTTAGAAGTGGCATTATGCAAACAGAAGCGGATGCGCTAAATCAGGCACAAATGATTATTGCAAGCCGAAAAGAGCAAGGCGTAGATTTACAGTTGAACTCATTAACAGTTGATGCCTTTGGTGAGGATGATTCTAGCCGGGTTGTAGCGGCCTTAAATTTAGATGTATTTGATCCAATAGAAGTAACTCAAACTTTACCGGCCGGCAATGTAATTACAGATAGCGTAATCACGGGCCTTACCTATCAGATAACACCTAAAACTTTTCTTGTAACCTTTACTTGCGCTCAGCCTTTTGCGTCAGGTTTATTGCTAGACTCTACCGTTGATGGAATTCTAAATGAAGATTCTTTGGCTTATTAGGGAGTATAGATAAATGGCAACCTTTTCCGTTGGTCAAGTTTTAACGGCGGCTCAAATGAACTCTATCGCCAATCTAAGCGTTAGAGCAGTGACGGCTACATCAGACACATTAGTTGTAACAGATGCAGATAATAAACTTATTACTTATTCAAATACCGGCGCAACTACAATAACAGTGCCGCCATTTTCAAGCGTAGCAATGACTACTGGATCAGTTGTAAATGTAATCAAAATTGGATCAGGTGGCACAGTATCTATTGTGCAAGGTGCAGGCGTAACAATTGCTTCATCCGGTGCAATCTCTACAAGCCCTGTTATTACTGCTCAATATAAAGCCGCAAGTTTGGTAAAAGTCAGTACCGATTCCTGGTATATCGTTGGTGGCATTGCCTAATGTCTTTAATTCTTGGGATATTAGATAGCGGTGGTGCGGCGGCAGGTGCGGCAGGTACTTATGAATCTATTTCAACCGTAACTGTTGGCGCAGGTGGAAGTTCAACTATTACTTTCAGTTCAATACCTTCTACCTATACACATTTACAATTAAGAGGAATTACAAGAAGCACTAGAGTAATAACACAAACGGCATTTAGAGTTAGGTTTAATTCTGACTCAGGAAGTAATTACAGTTATCACGGACTTTATGGCGACGGTTCAAGTGCTCAAGCCGACGCAGGCGCTAGCACTACCTACATACAGTTACCTAGGTTTTCAGGTGAGAGTGCTACGGCTGGAATATTTGGTGCAGGTGTAATTGATATTTTAGATTATGCCAATACTAATAAGAATAAAACATTAAGGGCTTTGGCTGGAGTAGATCGTAATGGCGGTGGTGATATTTGGCTCAATAGCGGTGCTTGGTATAACACTAATGCCATTACTTCTATTACATTAACAGAAGCATCTACTGGAGATTTTGCACAATATTCACAATGGGCTTTATACGGAATTAAGGGGTCATAATGACAGCCACATATGAAAAGATAGCAACAACTACTTTAGGTAGTGCCACAACAAGTGTTACCTTGAGTTCCATTAGCGGCAGTTACACAGATTTAGTTTTAATTATGCAAATTGCTTCTAATTCTAGTAACACTCTTTTTGCTAGATTTAATGGAGATTCTGCTACTAATTACAGCACTACTAGATTAAGTGGTACTGGTAGTTCTGCTGTATCAGATAGAGAATCTAATTCCTCAACTATGGCACTAAGTAATTACGCCTATCCATTATCTACACTTGGTACTACTACACACATATTTCAAGTCTTTAACTATTCAAATACTACAACTTTCAAAACTGCTATGTGTAGAGGTAATTCAGCCTCAGATGGTGTAGATGCCACAGTTAGTTTATATCGTTCAACAAGTGCTATAACTTCTTTAAGTATTAGTACTAATGGATTCGGTGGCACTTCTAGCCTTCTTACAGGTTCAACCTTCACACTCTACGGAATACTTAAGGAAGCATAATGGCTAATACATATACTTTAATTTCTAGTGTTACGGTTGGTAGTGGTGGTACTACTAGTATTGCATTCAGTTCAATACCTGCTACCTATACGGATTTAGTATTAGTTTTATCTTTAAGACAAGACCAAACAGCGGCTAATGATGGACAAATACCCGCAATACAATTTAACGGCTCATCTAGTAATTTTTCTAGTAGAACTCTCAGGGGTACTGGAAGTGCGGCAAGTTCATTTTCTGCTATTACAAACATATTAACTTATGGCTCAGACCCTAGTGATTTTACTTCAAATACTTTTGCCAATACTCAAGTTTATATCCCTAATTACACTTCAAGTAATAACAAATCATTTAGTTTAGATGGTGTAACAGAGAATAATGCGACAAACGCACAAGCGGCTTTACAGGCTAATCTTTGGTCACAAACTGCCGCAATAACTTCAATTACATTAACGCCCTTTATTGGTGGTGCTGCCGTTTTTGTTCAATACTCAACCGCTTATCTATATGGAATATCTAACGCATAACGAAAGGAAAAACAATGGCAACTAAACTAATCGTAGACTGCTCAACAGGGGAAACTACTGAGGTGGAATTAACTGCCGAAGAAGTAGCCGAGCGTGAAGCAATGGCCGAAGAATACGCCACACAAAAGGCGGCAGAAGAAGCACAAAAGGCGGCAGATGCAACAGCCAAGTCTGCCCTGTTAAAAAAATTAGGCATAACCCAAGAAGAAGCACGGTTATTGCTTTCATAAGCATGTAACTAATGGCGAACATAAGAGAACTCACTAGCCCTAATGGATGGCCGGCTAGTGAGGATCGCAAGGCATTAGGCATTGAATCTTTTACAGTACCGGGTACAAAGATCAAGTTCGCTTGTGCCAAAGCGGTTGCGCCATTACTTGTAAATTTTGCTAAAGAATTTAATGAATTAGTTGAGCCAATAGATGTAGGCCAACTAGATGATTGGGGTTTTGCTTTTCGCATGACCAGGGGATCAGAGAAGGTTTTAAGCAATCATTCATCCGGTACGGCGATTGACTTAAATGCAATTAAACATCCTTTGGGCAAGTCAAATACATTTAATAAAGATCAGCGTAATATGATTAACCTACTGATAACTAAATATGGTTTGGCCTGGGGTGGCAATTACAAGAAGCGTAAAGATGATATGCACTTTGAGATTGCGTTAGATCAAAAACAAGTTAAACTTAAAATCAAAGAGTTAGGATTAGAATGAAAATTAACAAGAAGCAAAAAGAGATTTTTAAGTCATACCTAAGAAGCGTTGCAGTGGCAACAGTTACAACCGTATTGGCTTTAGTTGCTGATATGCGCCCTGAATTAGCGATTTTGGCAGGCGCGGTAGTTGCACCTTTGATCCGTTTTCTTGATCCTAAAAATGAGCAATTTGGCGTAAATAGCAAATGACCGCTAATGATTGGATGGCATTAGTCGTATCTATGATCACAATAGTTGGATCATTTATTGCTTCAGTGCGTTGGCTTGTTAAGCATTATCTAAGCGAGTTAAAACCTGATGGTAATGGTGGGCATAATTTAGAAGGCCGGGTTGCAAGGATTGAAGCCAAAATAGACACGCTTTACCAAACACTCATTTCTAACAAGTAAGTCAGCCCTATCCCTTACCCTATGGCCATGAAGATGTGCGTGGTTGTACCCAGTAGGGGTAGGCCTGAAAATGCCGAAAGGCTAGCCCAGGCGTTCAAAGATACCGGGGCAGAAGCCGATCTTTACATTGTTATAGATAATGATGATCCTAAATGGAATGAGTACGCCAAAAGTGAAAACTATAAAAAATTACCGGCGGATAATAAAACAGGTGGTTGTGCTAAATCTCTTAATACCGGTGCAGTTCTTCTTTTGGATATTACTAAATATCCTTTATATGATTATTTTGTTTTCATGGGTGATGATCACCTTCCTAGAACGCCGGGTTGGGATAAAGCCTTTATTCAGGCGTTAGGCCAAAACACTGGAATAGTTTATGGCAATGATTTGTTACAAGGCGCGAATCTGCCAACAGCCTATGGCATGAGTAGAGATTTAGTTAATGAACTACGCGGTATGACATTTCCAGGTTGCATACATTTATTCTTTGATAACTTTGTAAAACAACTAGGCCTAGATTTAGAGTATCTAAAATATTTACCTGATGTGATTATTGAACACATGCACCCAGTAGCCGGCAAGGCCGAAATGGATGAAGGTTATGAAAGGGTTAATCAACCTAAATGGTATGAAAAAGATTTATTGACATTACAAAAATATTTATCAGATATGGAATATGCAAGTTTGGTAAGAAAATTTAGATGAATATTTTAATTACCGGATCACATGGCTTTGTAGGCCGTGCCTTTAGGCGTGCTTTACCTAACGCCAACCTAACCCTTGTAGATTTGAAGGCTGGTATTGATTGCCGCAAATTCTTTCAGTTAGAAAAAAAACAATATGATCTTGTAATTCATTTAGCCGCTTTAGTTGGTGGCCGTATGATGATTGAGAATGAGCCATTAGCATTAGCGGTTGATCTAGCCATTGATGCTGAATTTGCAACTTGGGCAATGCGTACTGAACAACCTTATGTTGTTTATTTTTCATCATCAGCCGCATATCCAACCGAATTACAAACATTATCAAAGAAGCGTAAGTTAAAAGAAAAAGATATTAATTTTAATAAGATGGGCAAGCCTGATATGTCCTACGGTTGGTCAAAACTAACCGGCGAAATGTTAATGAATTATTTGCGTGAAAAAGGTACAACTGTATTAACGCTTAGACCATTTAGCGGATATGGCACTGATCAAGATTTAGATTATCCATTTCCTGCAATTATCCAACGCGCAATAATGAACAGTAATCCATTTGATATATGGGGTAAGGCAACTACTACTAGGGATTTTATTCACATTGATGATGTAGTGGATGCAGTAATTGAGATGGTCAAAAACAATTGCAATCAAACAATCAACCTATGTACTGGTAGGCCTACAACATTTTTAGATTTAGCGGTTATGGCTTTGAACACCCTGGGATATGAGAAAACACCTGCCAAGCGATTTAAGATATTAACCGACAAGCCGGCAGGTGTCGCCTATCGCGTTGGTGATCCTAGTATGATGAGTGATTACTACACGCCCAAAATTAGCCTTGAAGAAGGTGTTGAGCGAGCAATACGCGGAATCGTATAAAGTAAAATTGGTGGTTATGGCTACTAAAAAACCTAGAAAAGCACCACAGCGTAGGCGGCGTACGCCACGCAAGGCTGATGCGTTGAACAAATTAGAAAATCATTACATAACCTTAAATGAACTTTTCCGGGCGGCCAAAGCGGCAGGCTTTAGCCATGAGGTTGCATTTTGGTTAATAACAGAGCCGGGTGCATCAATGCCTGATTGGATCAATCCAAGTAATCAACCCACTGAGATCATTCCCCGAATTGATCCTACAGAAGATGAGGATAATGATTAATAAGCGAGATAAATCATTTAATGCTAGGTATTTAGTAGTCAGTGATATGCAAGTTCCGTTTCAATTTAATGAAGCGATCAACAACCTAAAAAAGTTAGTCAATGCGTTTAAGTTTGATTTAGTTCTTAATACTGGTGATGAAATGGATTTCAATACCATCTCTAGGTTCAGTGATGGCAAGGCAGAATCATTTATGCAGACCCTTGATGAAGATCGGACTACCTGCCAAAATATTCTTTATGATCTAAAAACTGATGTAGTTAGTAGATCAAATCATTCCGATAGATTGTACAAATCCTTACAGCGCATCCCAGGGCTCATGGGATTGCCGGAATTACAGTATGCAAACTTCATGGGATTTGATGATCTTGGAATCCATTACGCTAGACAGCCTTATGCAATACCTGGTACTAACTTTGTCCTATGTCATGGGGATGAAGGTGTCATATCTAACATAGCCGGCCAAACCGCGCTTAACCTTAGTAAAAGGTGGGGGCGCTCAGTAATTTCGGGGCACACGCACAGGTTGGGCTATACATGTGCTTCAGAAGCCTTTAATGGCCGTTTAGAGCGTGTTTTAGTAGGAATTGAATGTGGACATACATGCGACCTAAAAAAGATGTCCTATACCCGAGGATACGCCAATTGGCAGGCCGGGGCAGTTATCATCCATATTAAGCGTGGCAATGTAAGCGCAGAGATGATCCCATTTAATGTTGATGGGTCATTTGTGGCTATGGGTAAGGCCTTTGGGTGAGGTAGATCACATAACACGCCGTGCTAGGCAATTGCATTTGTCAGCCCCCTAGTGTTTAATTGCATTTACAAAGGCAATTGACCAGGAAGGGTTAATTATGTTACTTAGTAAAGTTATAGATAATGCAGGAACAAATGTTGCGTTACAAATTTGTGATGATAATGATTGGTGTAATAGTGCCAAATTATTAACACCAAATCCAACTAAAACTAGATTAGGTTTTTGTTCATGGTGTTGGTCATCAATTAAGGTGAACGCATGAAACTTACACCAAATCAATTTGAAGGTTTAACAGAAGCACAAATGGAGTGGGCAACTGAAACAGATTGGTTAAGTCAGAAGGATCGCTTTGAGGATTCAATCTGTTGGTCACATCTGTTTATTTACTGGGTAGAAAATTATGCTTCTGCATTATTGGCTACTGAGTTTTTGAAGCAAAATAAATATGATTACAGTATTTCTTTTGATAACGCTGTTGGTCAATATTGCTTTACTACTAATTATCGCGGCTCATGGGTGTACGCATGAACGCCTTAGCCTACGCAGAAAAGGGTTGGTGGGTTCTACCACTTAAACCACAATCTAAAGAGCCATGTAAGTTTTTAAGGCATGGATATCTTGATGCCAGTAATGATAAATCAATGATTAAAAAATGGTTTAAGGATGATCCTGAATTAAATATTGGCCTAGCAATTGTGCAATCAAATCTTGTAGTTTTAGATTTTGATATACGCAATATCTCATCAAGAATATTATGGGAACAATACCGCCGGATATGTGTGACATCTAATACGCATACAGTTAAAACAGATAACGGCTATCACTTCTATTACCTTGCCAATAAAGAAAAGCAATTCAAAGGCAAGTTAATATCAGGTATAGATATTAAACACAAAGGTTATGTTGTGTTACCACCATCTATACATCCAAATGGCACTGTTTATGAAGTAATAAATAATGTTGATCCGGTTGAATTACCGGCTGAATTAGAAAAGGTAATGAGTTGGAATTAGTCAAATATGACAAACAATCCGGTGCTTATGTTGATGAAAAGCGTAAGCATTTTGTAAAGGCTTCTTTAATTCGCAAACACGCTAAAAAAGCAATAGGCGCAAGGCAGATTAAAGGAAGGCTATCAGCCAAAATGGTTGAAGCATATTGGTTAGACAAGTTCAAGGAAGCGGTGAAATATGAACTCTGAAATATATGGATGGTTAATAACAATCATCCTATTTACATTAGTAGCACTGTTAATTGGTGTTACTTGGATGGTCGCAGTTGAAAATGGCTACGACAAAGGCTTTAAGAGTGGTTACAAGCGTGGGTTAGCAGATTCTAAGCAATCAAGTGTAAAGGTGGAAAAATTTACTGTAAGAACACATCCATCAATGCGCCAAAAGATGCTTGAAGCCGATAATGAATATTTAATGGAAAAGGTTGTAAATCTTTGGGATAGGGAAAACAGATAATGAACATGAACGATTATGTTGATGTGGCTGAGCGTATAGCCCAATTAAAAGAAGCCTATCCTGAAGCATCATTGCAACCATACAATCCCAATAAGCCCTATGACATTGTGCAGGTTGAAGGTAAAACCTATGTGGTTTATACCGCCGCTTGTTACCGTGATCCACATGATGTAAGGCCAGGTGTTGCATGTGCCTGGGAGCAAATACCAGGTAAAGGCATGACCGCCGGTAGTGAACTTATGATATGTGAAACGAGCGCATGGGGGCGAGCCATAGTTGCGGCCATGAAGTCTGCTACAAAGCGGATTGCATCTAAGCAAGAAGTAATGGCATCTAAGGCAAGGCAATCCTGGGCTGTTACACCTAATCAATCTTTGGATTCTGAATTATTGTCTAGGCCAGTTGAACCAACACCTGAGCCAAAGGCCATGTATGGCAAGCCTGGGTCAAAGTCAGCGTTAATGGAAAGGGTATTGCGTGAATCTTTTGCAGAAGATAAAGCGCAGGTAGCCGAACCAATACCTATGAACTTAGATCAGGTAGTTGATGCAGTTGCAACTAGTACACCGGCTGTTCAATATTGTGAACATGGCGAAATGGTACTTAAAACCGGAATTGCCAAAGGTCGCGGTACGCCGTACTACGGATACACCTGCCCTAGAGGATGTGCGGCTAGATGGGCGGTTATGTCAAAAGATGGCAAGTGGTACTACCCTGGTACTAATAATGGGTAATATGGAAATGATTGGGGCTGATGGGGTTAGAGCCACATTTACAGATAACGGCGTTGAGTTAGACATTGTGCCGTTAAATGAATGTTGTGAATGGTGTAATGATCCCAGGATGCTTAACATCAATGGCGTACGCAAGTGTGCCGGCTGTGGCTGTGTTAATCACATTGAGTATAAAAAATCATGAGTAAATTTGATTATCACAAAGCCATGCGTGAAGGTCATGGTTACAACCTATATGTAGCCGATTTACTACAACACTTTGGTGTGCCAAAGGTTGATGTGCCTGCCTTCTCAATTGCTACAACACATGATCAGATTAGGGATAAAACTCTAAATGAGAAGGATGTAATAGTTGATGATTTGGTATTAGAGATTAAAAGTAGTAGCCGATCCTTTACCAATGCTGATGATTTCCCATTTAATCCGGTAATGATTGATACGGTAAGTGGCTTTGATAGCAAGATTATCAAGCCATTTGCCTATGTAATGATCAGCCAAATTACCCAGGGAATCTTTGTAATCCCTACATCAACTAAGTATGATTGGACAATTCGGACATACTTTGATGCAGATAGGGAAATAGAAGAACGCTTCTATATGGTTAAGAAGCGCCACTGCCGACCATTTATAGAGATGGTTGATGTACTGTTAGAGAGAGCCAATGAGCGAACCAATCAGATGCAATAAATGTGGTAACTGGATTATTGATAATCAATCTTGTTACATCTGTTACTTACTTACAAGAACTGCAAAAAGATTAAGTTAGTGTGTTATAGATCACATCTCATATAGTGAGATAGATTTAGGAGTTACGCTAAAATGATTTGCATAGATACTGTAGGCTCTAGTAAGCATTTGCCCCAAAGGCAAAAACGCGAACCCTGCAAGGGTGAGTTCGCGAGGTGCTGGCGATTCGGGATAACTCTATGTTTATTTGTAACATTATCCTTTGATATAGGTGTATCTGATTCAAATTACAAACCTACACACTATAAGCAATACATATTAATGACATTAAACGATTTAGATCAGACCTATTGCTTAATTGATCTTTATCAAAAGGAATCAAATTTCAACCCAAAAGCACGGAATGGTAGTCATTATGGGATACCGCAGGGTAGATCAACATACCTTGCAAAAGTTGGCGGAATAAAACAAATTCAATGGGGCGTGCGTTATATTGGCGCAAGATATGGTTGGGTAGATAAAGTAAATCAAATTCCAAATGCGTGTGCCGCATGGAAACATTATTTAACGAAGGGATGGCATTGAAAGATACAGAGAAAATTACAATAGGAGTTACATCACCTGGGTATGTAGTTACAGACTTTATGACAAGCATTTTAGATGTGGCAAGATCACAGAAGCAATTGGGTCAGTTCATATCATTACAAGGATCAGGTGTTATTAGTAGGTTACGCAATCAGATTGTTGCAACCTTTTTAGAGAAAACAACAGATGATTGGCTATTGCAGATAGATACTGATCAAAGATTTACAGTAGATCATTTTAAGAAGTTAGTTAGTGCGGCTGATAAAGATGAACGGCCTATTGTGTCAGGTGTTGTGCATGGTGGTTGGGAAGTCGGTGAGTTATACCTTGAACCTGTACCTTGCATATTTAAGATGGGTACTGATAATGGTTTGTATGCTATCCATGACTATGAAGAAGATTCAATCATTGAGATAGATGCGTGTGGTACAGGTGCTATCTTGATTCATAGATCAGTGTTTGAAAGATTTGTTAAAGAAGCCGACCCGGTACATCAAGGTGATAAGTGGGGCTTCTACCAGGATATGCCATTGCATAAAGAATGGGTTGGTGAGGATTTACTGTTTTGCATTAGGGCTAAGAGTTTTGGGTATAAACTATATGCACATACAGGTGTTCAAATGGAACATCAGCGCAAGATGTGGATAGGTGCTAAACAGCACAAAGACTTTGACCGCTTTAGGCGCAAGAGATTACAAAGTGAGGAACAGATAAATGGCGATAACAACTAAACAGGTTGCAGTAACGGCAACAAGCCAATCAATCATTAGTGTTGATAATGTACAAAGAGATGTATTGTTGCACGCTAAACATGAAGTGTACATTGGTAATAGCGGTGTAACTTCTAGCAACGGCTATCTTATGGATAATGGTGATGAAGTCAGGTTGTCTTTAACCGAGGGTGAAGATTTATGGTGCGTTAGTGCCGCAGGTACAGGCACGCTTCATGTGCTGGTAAGTAAAGTAGATTAAATAATGAGCCTGTTTTTTCCTATTTTGAGCGTGGCTATAATAC